GACAATACTCTATCTGATGATATGAAAACATATCGTAAAGATCTTAGAGACTTGCCTGCAGGTAAAGATACTGTTGAAAAATGTGAAAACGCTACGTGGCCAACTAAACCATAAGGCATAGGATAAAATACTATGTTGCAAAAAGTTCAGTTTGCGCCAGGATTTAATAAACAAGTAACTGCAACCGGTGGTGAAGGCCAATGGGTTAACGGTGACAATGTTAGATTTAGATATGGCACACCAGAAAAAATAGGTGGTTGGGCACAATTAGGTTCTGTTGAAATGTCAGGACGTAATACTGCTATTCATCACTTTGTAAATGCATCAGGTATTAAGTATGCAGCATTAGGAACTAGCAATATTTTATATGCATATTCTGGTGGTATTTTTTATGACATACACCCAATTAAATCTACAACAACTTTAACATCTGCATTTACTACAACCAACGGATCATCAACTGTCACTATAACATTTTCATCTGCGCATAATATTGGTAAAGGTGATGTTATACTTTGTGATAATTTTTCATCCATAACAAATTCTAATTTTAACTCTACAACTTTTGATGACGTAAAGTTTATGGTAAAGTCAATACCAACTGACACAACTTTAACAATTGATGTTGGCTCAAATGAATCTGGATCTGGTGCTACTACATCTGGTGGTATTAGAGTACAACATTATTATCCTGTAGGACCAGCAGTTGAGGTTGCAACAACAGGTTGGGGTCTTGGATCATGGGGTGGTGTACAACAAGGTCAATTTACATCTACATTATCATCAGAGTTAAGTGCTAGTGCAACATCACTAACAATGGCTAGTTCTACTTCTTTTCCATCTTCAGGTACAGTACAAATAGGAAATGAACTTATTACATACACAGGAAATAGTGGCGGAACATTATCGGGATTAACAAGAGGTGCTAATGGTACAACAGCAGCAATACATAGTTCAGGTGCAACTGTTACAGATGCAGCTGATTTCTTTTCATGGAATGCTGCAGCGTCAGGAGATATTGTAACAGCACCAGGTTTATGGTCACTAGATAATTTTGGTAACAAACTTATTGCAACTATATTTGGTGCAGAAACATTTGAATGGGATTCAGATCCTATAGGTGCAAACAACACAAGAGCAACAATATTAGCAAACGCACCAACTGCATCATCTTTTACTCTAGTATCAGCACCAGACAGACACTTAATATTTTTTGGTACAGAAACAACTGTTGGTACATCTTCATCAAGAGATGAAATGTTTATAAGGTTCTCGGACCAAGAATCAATTGATGCAACAACATCTTATGCACCTAGTGCAATTAACACTGCAGGTACACAAAGATTAGCGGACGGATCTAAAATTGTAGGAGCTATCAGAGGTAGAGATGCAATATACATTTGGACTGATACATCTTTGTTTATCATGAGATTTGTTGGTGCACCTTTTACATTTTCATTTCAACAAGTTGGTACAAACTGTGGATTGATAGGAAAGAATGCAGCTGTAGAGGTTGATGGATCTGCATATTGGATGTCAGAGAATGGTTTTTTTAGATACACTGGTAAACTAGAATCACTACCGTGTTTAGTTGAGGATCACGTATACGATGATATTAACACAATTCCAAAACAACATATCAATGCAGGTCTTAATAACTTGTTTGGTGAAGTAATGTGGTTCTATCCTAGTTCTTCATCTAGCACAGTTAATAGAATGGTTTGTTATAACTATTTAGACTCAACACCAGAACGTCCAGTATGGACAACAGGTACATTAGCAAGAACTTCATGGCAAGATTCTGCTGTGTTTGGTAAACCACATGCTACAGAATACGATACAAGTTCTAATGGTACATCAGGTTCTTCTACATTTGTACAAGGAAATAGTGATGGTGTTAGTTACTATTATGAACACGAAAAAGGTTTAGATCAAATAAGAGAAGGTGCAACAAGTTCTATTGTTGCAAGTATCGAGTCAGGAGACTTTGATATAGGACAACAAGGTTTATCTGGTGATGGTGAGTTTATGATGAAAATTAGAAGAGTATTACCAGACTTTCAAACACAAACAGGTGACACAAGAATTACATTAAATTTAAGAGACTTTCCTAATCAATCACAAGCTAGTTCTACATTAGGTCCATTTACAATAACAAGTAGCACAAATAAAATTGATACACGTGCAAGAGCAAGATCTATATCTTTAAAAGTAGATAACACAAGCACAAGTCAGTTTTGGAAACTAGGAACATTTAGATTAGATATACAACCAGACGGTAGAAGATAATGGCAAGAATAGTACAATCACTTACACAACCATTAGAAGATTACGATCAACAGGTACAACAATCTTTTGTTAGAGATGTTGATAGTATAGTGCAAAAATTAAACACTTCTTTTCAACAAGATTTAAAAGAAGAAGCAGAGGCGGAGGCTTTTTTCTTTGGCTAATACATTTGTAAATAAAAAGGTAGATTTAACTACAACTAGTGCTACGACATTGTATACAGTGCCGTCAGCTACAACATCTGTAATTAAATCTATATTAGTATCAGAAGACTCTGGTAACGCAGATACTATAACTGTAACTATTACAGACACAGCAACTGCTGTGTTTAGTTTGTTTAAGACTAAATCTATATCTGCAAATGGGACCACGGAACTATTAACAGCACCTCTTGTACTGCAAGAGAGCGAGATACTAAAAGTAACAGCAGCAACCGCAAATAGACTACATGTAGTCTTATCTGCGCTAGAAATAAAGCCTAGAGAGGTTACAACATAGGCTTGATTTACTTGATAAAAACAAGTATTATCAGAAACTCCAGGTTAAATTCCTGCTTTTAAAATCAACAGAAACTATAGAAAATGGGAAAATTATATAAAGTAGGTGAATACGGTGAAATGAAACTAGGTGAGTTTCGTAAAAACATAATGCAATACACCCGTAACAATCTAAGAAGCATAATATCAAGTTCAGATCCAGAGATAGTAGAAATAGCTATTGATGAATTAACTAGGAGAGGTGAAGAATTAAAAGAAGGTGGTAGAACAGGACTTAGAAGAGGTGGAGGAATTGATAGTATAAGTGTAAGTGATAGTTTTAAAGATGATCCACCAGATAGAGGTCCTGACAATGAACCTAATCCAGCAGATCGAACTACTTTTAATCCTGAAACAGGTCGTGAAGGCAGTAGTGGTGCAGATAGACGAGATCAAAATAAAGTTCAACAAACTCAACCACGTAATGATGATTATACAGGTGCAGATTTTGGTTTTGTAGTATCTCAACCACCCCCTCCGTTTGAAGGACCAGGTTTAAGTCCTTTTGATGTAGATGAAGATATTGACGAACAAATAAAAATGTCAAATTTTATAAATACTCAAAAAAAACCAGTAAAAACTAATTTTCCAACATATGATATTGTAACAAATTTAGGAAATACTTTATTAAGTCCACTTACAAAATATTCAAAATCTTTTTATGCTAAAAATGTTGTGGGTAAAACTTATATAGATGAAGATGGAGAAGAACAAATATTTGGATTAGATCAAAATAGTTTTGATGAATATAATAGATTAAGAGGTTTAGGAGATATTGATGCATATGGTGGAACTGAATTATCGCAGAATGCTATTAACGCTCGTGGCGGACCAGGAGGAGACAGTCCACCGATAGGACCAGTCACAATAGGACCAAGACCAGGTGATCCAATAATATCGCCAATACTACCAGAAGAACCAATCAGTCCTTTTGTACCACCAAAAGATAGAAAACTTCCGTTTGAAAATTATTTTGTGGGTTCAGATCCTTCTGCAGACCAACTAGCATACGGAAAACAAATGGGCGTTGATCCAAGAATGTATGGCCTTACAGCTTTTCCAGCAGCTGATGGTGGTAGAATAGGTTACGCAGGTGGTGGAATAACAGATTTAAGACAAGGATATTTTTTAGGTAAGATAGTTAAGAAAATAGGTAAAGGTGTTAAGAAGATTGCTAAGTCACCATTTGGTAAAGCTGCGTTGTTAGGTTTAGGTGCTCTTTATGGACCATCACTTTTTTCCGGATTAAAATTTGGATTAACTGGAGCACAAGGACCTTTACAGGCTTCTAAATTTATGAAATTAGCTAGATTTGGTAGAACAGCAGGAGAGTTTGCAAGAAATAATCCATTTAAAACAATAGCTGGATTATCCTCTTTACCATTATTATTTGGAACAGGACAAGATGAAGATGATCCAAAAAAATTTTATCGTGGTGAAGGAATGAATATACCAGGAATATTAGATGATGTTTTTTCTGGTAAACCATTAGATCCAAAAGAATATAGATTTATGTCACCAGATTTTTATGCAACTGCAGCTGACGGTGGTAGAATAGGTTTTGCAAATGGTGGTAATGAAGATGATGAAACAATTAGATCAGAGGCACTTAGTGCATTAACACCTTACAGAATAAATAGATCAGCAGGTGGTGGTACAGGTTATGCACCAGTTACTATGCAGACAGAAGGTCAAAACGCTGTAGTATCAGGTGATGATCAATCAGGGCCCATGGCTCAAGGAACAACTTTACCAAATCAAATGCCAATGCGTTCACCAATGCCTATGATGAATCCTATGATGGCT